AGAGTATCAAGCATACTCTGACGCTCGCGGGATAACCGTTAATGCTGACACGATTGATGCTGATTTGGTATTGTCTGCTGATTTTATCAACACGTATTACAATCTTGCAGACGAATACAAGTTACCCGGCATCGAAGACGACGAGTTATTGTTAATCAACAAAGCCGCACTAAAAGCGGTTGAGTTGCAGCAAGCCGGACGATTGACGATTGATTATGCCGCGATTAGTGGCGGTTTAATTAAACGCACATTCAAAAAAGCCGACGTACTGGAAAAAGAAATCGAGTACCAAGATGGAACGACGCCGACATATAAGCCGCGCGTACCAGAATTGGATTTATTGATGCGTCCGTTTTTGGCGGGTGGTGGTAATTTAGGTAAGCGGCTAGTATGACAGATACAGCTTTCTACAATGAAATGGTCGAACTTGCCGAGGAGTTACTCGATGAGTTTGGCCGTCCTGTCACGCTAGTAATGGCAGGACAAGAGGCAGGGTTTGATCAATACGGCAATGCTGTAGGTGCGACACCTGACACAACTGTTAGCGGTTTAGGCTGCTCACTCGATTACAAAATAGGCGAGATTGACGGAACGGTTATACAAAATGGTGATGCCAGATTACTGTACAAAGGCGAAACACCTGAAATTGATATGACAGTTACTCTTGAAGGTGTAAAGTGGCGCATAGTAGCATTAAATTCGCTTAACCCTGCTGGCATTTTGGTTATGTATAGTTTGCAATTGAGGAAGTAATATTATGCCTACATACGGTAATTGTAATAAAAAGCATTTAAGTAAAGACCAAAAGCGGAAAGATAACTATCTTAAAATGTTTGGTAAAATGGTTAATCGCTCAAGATAATGACCACCACCAACCTATCCGCAAAGCTGACAGAGTTCCGCAAACTATCACGCGATAGAATGCAAACTGTTGTCGAGAAATCGCTGATTAGGTCTGGCACTTCGGTTATTGTTGAATCGCCTGTTGATACTGGCAGATTTGCGGCCAACTGGATGTTTGCATTTGGCGACTATGATGGCACAACGATTAATGGCGAATTCAGTGGAGAAGGCGAGAAGCAAGGTTCGATTAACAAACTAACGTCTAACGTGTCTAATATCGAGCTAGGCTCTACTTTCTTTATGACAAACTCGCTGCCCTATGCAGACCGATTAGAAAATAAAGAATGGTCGGCAAAAGGTAGTAAAATGGTAGCTAGAGCAGTAATGAATTTTCCGGCTGTTGTGGCTGAGGAAGTTGGGAAGGTTAGATAATGGCAACAATAAACGAATCACATGTAAGCAAAGCACTACTTGACCACTTAATGAGCATTCCAAGCTTGCCTCATATTGTGACTGAAAATACGGCCTATACACCAGTACAAGGTACGCCATATTTGCGCGAGATGGATATGCCAGCAATGACGCAATCACCAACGCTAAACACGACTGGCTATAATCGTCGTGATGGTATGTATCGTGTTGGATTGTTTTATCCAAAAAGTACAGGCAAGTTTCAGACTTTAGCGATTGCTGATAAAATAATATCAAGGTTTTATCGTGGTCTTAAGCTTGAATATGAGGGGCAAACAGTTGAGATTAAAACAACTGACCGCGACCAGATTTATACGGATGGTGAGTTTATACAGTGCGGGTTAATGATTAAATATACCGTGGTAGTTAGTTAGTCCGTATCGCCACAGTGGACTAGCCTGCATGATGGGAAAACATAATAGAAAAACCCCGACTTGACCATATATCGTTTGTCATTAACAACCCGTAACTGCTAAGCAAGGAGAGCTTAAACTAAGGTTGCGACCCACTGGCCCAGATGGTGGAGCATGTTTATATAACTACTATTCTGATTTATACGTAAAAATTAGAAATCTATACATAAATCAGAGTTTTTAAGTAAAAATACTTATTCAACTGATGACTGGCCGTTTCTGCAGGTCTCAAAATGTGTCGGCTCAAATTGGCTGCAATAATCATCATGTGGATAAGCCCTACACTTTCGCAGTAGGTGCGGCCAACTCGTCAGTCAGCGTCAACGATGGATGAATAGGCACTATTGCTTACCGTTACCACCACAAATCAAATATACACCACCGCCAAAAATTAACAATACTTTTAATACTGGTAAGACCAGTATATAATCGACATAGGATGAATCGATCGATTAACTATTTTATATGAGGGCTTTAAAATGCCAGTAATGACTAGTACAGAAACAATCCTGCGAGTATCCGCAGCGACGCCAGCAACGTTCGACGAAGCAGGTTATGCAGCGCTTACATTCACGGAAGTAAAAGAAGTAACCACAATTCCCGCTTATGGCCCAACTCGTCAAGTTGTAAACCATGAGCCATTAGCGACTGGCGTAACTGAAAAATACGGCGGCTTCATCAATTACGGCTCTGTTGCTGTAGATGGTGCTTACGATTCTACCGATGCAGGTCAGTCTATTTTACGCGCTAACGTGTTATCAGCAACCGCATTGTTATCAATTGCTATCGAATACCAAGACGGCTCAATTGATTACACCTACGGCAAAGCATTCAGTGCCACAAAAAATCCCGGCTCTGCAAACTCAATGGTTGGTTCTTCAATGAACATCGAGTTTAACAAGCCAATCGTCGAAGTCGCAGCGTAAGGAGTAGATTATGGCTACTATTACACCAACACTGATGACTGGCAGCGGGAAACGCGCAATGGTCGAGGTTGATTTGACTGGGACCGCTGATACGTTTACTTATGTTGCATCATACAAGCCTACGCTAATCATGCGTAATGACACTGGTGGCGCTTTGTCGCCTGTTATTGATGGTGATGGCGGGAGCGTTGTTCCTGTTGCTGGCGTTGGCGATGTTGACGTATCAGGCGGCTATGCCGTCGGCTCAATCGCTGACGGTGCCGTTGTTGCAATACCGCTAAATACAATTAGCGCGTTTCTAACTGGAACAATTGCTATTACTGGCGGTACTGGCTTGACTTGTTCGTTGTTGCATTTTTAGTGAATTAACCACTTAACAAAAGCGGCTTAGGTCGCTTTTTTATTGTCTTGAATCCACTGGCCTTACCAGTTACACTAACGCAGCTAGTAAAAGGGTCATGCCCCGACGGACTCATCCACCGTCACTAGCATCTATTTAATGGATGCATAAACCGCTGATGAGGCTTTATCATGGCTAAACAAGATTTAGAATTTGACTTTTCACAACTAGAATTAAACGACACGGCAGAATGTCATATCACATTCCCAGATGGCCGTTTATGTTATATGCCTAAAATCGACGAAAACAACAATAAAGTAGATGACGAAACTAAGCCGCTATTGATTTTATTGTACGGCTCAGACTCAAAACAGGCACGCACTGCAAACCTTGCGCGACTTCGTAAACTTGATAAAATCGAGAAGAAGCGCCACAAAGATTCATTGCCATCTGATAGCGAAATTGAAGCACGACTCGAAATTAACCGCGAATTCGTTGCAGAGTTAACGTGTGGCTGGAAAAACTTTAAAGAGAGTTTTACCCGTGAACAAGCGCTAGACTTTTACAAAAAGTATCCGATTGTTTATGAGCAAGTTGACAAGCACATTGCAGACCGGACTAATTACGTAAAAAAGTAATTGAAGATTGCGCTGACTGGGCTGGCTATTTTGGCTGGCTAAATGCGCCTTGGAAAGAGTCAAAGAGTAGCGATAACTATACAAGTTGGGGCAGAGTCCATGGTGATGTTGTTTGGATTCCTGAGCCACCTTGCCAATACTTATCTGATTGGTTTAGTAAAGCTGGCAGATGCTTACAGGGTTTTAATGGGATAATGCCGTTAACTTGGCAAGAAATCACCAGCTTTTTTGCTGCTAACAAGATTGATTATTTAGACTGGGAAGCTGAATCAATAAGAAAGATGTCAGAATCTTATTGCAGCTGGCATAGCATGACGAGTCAAGATAACAATATTGACCCTCCATTGATACCAGATGACGAATCATTAGCGCTGATACAAGCCGCTAATGGTCGAAGAATGAAAGCTATGATGAGGCCCTCTTAGGAGGGTTTTATTTGTATCTACTCCTTAAAGCATTAGCCACTCTTTCATCTGTTTGTAAATCAGCTAATTGACATGCTAGTTCATGCTTTCTTTTCTTCCATGCTTGATGGGCTTCATCTTTTGTTCGGTACACTCCCAACCTTGTGTTTCTGTTATTTGAAAATGGGTCGCTGCATTGACCTATAATATAACCATTCTTAGTAACATAAACCCCAAGCGGGTGATCACCTCTGCCTTTGGCGTGGTCTGTAGTAAATAAATTCAAAGGCCTATCGACAAAAACGCATGTTTCAGGGCTGTATACTTTATTCCCATTAACTAATAAATCCTTATCTAACTCCTTACCCTTCCAGTCTTGTTCGATCATCCATGTCCTAAAATTACTAAATATTAACCATTCTTCGCAAACAGAGCATCCTTTGTAAGTTGGTCTTTTTATGTGATATTTCTCTGAATAGCATCTTTTAATCATATCAGACCAGACACTATAGAATTTACACATAGCCCTCTTTTTTCCTACTCTTGGGCTTATTTGGTAATCAGCATCATTAACACCCACGCCATAAACCAACTTTTTCTTAACTCGCATAAATCACCATAAAATAAAACCCCAAGCAGTTGAGACGGGCTGTAGCAAGCCACCTGCATGGGGTTTAAAATTCGCTACCTGTTTTATTGCGCTTTTGGCGCTCAATCAAATAACGTCTCACGGCTATTTGATTTAACGATTGTATTATTTTGCAGCTTAATTAACAATTCTTTTTTGTGCTTAATAACTGCGTTATACTACGATAAATATTTTTAGAGGATTTGCCGTGGATACTTTGGCGACTATTGGATTCAAATGC